CATAGCATTTGCATGGGGTTCCTTTTTGTATTTGGCACTTGTCTCCTGGTATCCAAATGAAAGGCGCCGAGTACAGCTCCCTTCCGATTCCCCAGTTAACGCAGGCCCTTTTGAAGGAATCCGAGGCGAGTCCTTTTTCCTTCTCGGTGTTTGACTCTTTTCCGGTGTCTTCCTTCTCGATCCATTGCTTCTTCTCTTCGTCCCAAATGCTGACGATGCAGTTTGCGTTTTCTCTGCTGTGGTGTCTCTGCCAGTTCATTGATCCGACCGTTTCGTCCAGGAGGTTCTGGTCTACCCTGGCGTCCTTGTAAAGCAAAAGGCTCAGGCCGTTCTCCTTAATCGTTGCGATGCGGCATTCGATTTCGTCCGCTTGTAAAGTCCTAAACTTCATTATTTGCCTCCTTCGTTCATTCGTTCGTTGTATTCGTCGATTGCGTTTTCGAGTTTTCCCTCGACGATTATCGAGGGCTTTCCGCCTCTTTCAATCCTTGCGATTGTGGTGGGCGATACCCCTGCCATCTTGGCCAGTTCGATCTGGGTGATGCCGTTTAATCTTCTAAAATTTAAGATTTTGTTCATGCCGTTTCCTCCTTTCCTCTTTTCAGTATAATCATTTTTCTGTATTTTTCAACAAAAATCTTTTTTTTGCTCGTATTTTCGACAGTTTTTCTTTTGCGTTCGCTTCGGCTGTCTCGGTGGAGTATACGATTTCCTGGCAAACCGGGCAGCGGTATTGCCTGCAGGTCGTCTGGTTTATCGTTGCGGATTTTATAACCTGCATTTTGTGGTTCTTCGAGCATTGCATTTTTATTTCCTCCGGTATTCCTTCCAATCTCGCACTATGGCTTCGCTATCAAAATCGAGCAGGATCCTTTTTCTTTCGTCGCATCCGTAGTTCGTAATCAAAAACCTTTTGTCCGCCATGGCTCTGGCAAGGTCTCCGCTTAGGAGCTCTGCGTCGTGGTTCCTCAGCTTGTATAAAAGGCTCCGCTTTTCTTCTTCGCTTATCTTGCCTTGGTGGCACAAAGTCTTAATCATGCATTTTAGGCTTTTCGGCATCTTCTTCCTCCCTTCCATCTGCTGCTGCCGCCTTTGAATCTTTCGAGCTCTTTTTCGAGGTCTATCTCTCCTGCTGGTCTCCAGATCTCGATTCCGTTCTCTCTTAAAACGCAAATTTTGGCTGTATTCCGCCAGAAAGTCTGGCGGGGTTCGATTCTATGCCTTTTTGTTTTCTGTGTAAACCTGGGCGCATATGAGTGCTTCTGTGGCCATTCTGATTGCTTCATCTACTTCCTCCATGGAAACGTTCGCCGGGCACTTCTCGCAGTTTAGATCGCATTCCGAGTGTCTGCATGCCTGGTGCTTGTTTATGATGTCTACGGCTTCCATCTCTGTCATTTTCTTTTCTTTTATCTCTTGCATTGTTCTATCTCCTCTTCTGTGATTCCTGTTATCCTGCAGTAACGCTCTAAATTGAAAAGCTGCGGGGTTCTTCGTCCTAATTCCCAATCACGGACCGTGTCCTTGCAGACTCCCATGCGTTCTGCTATTTGTTCCCTGGTGATTCCTTTTTTCTTCCTGGCCGTTCTCATCGTTTTGGATAGGGTTTCCTTATCGAATCGCTTTTTTATCTTGTCTCCGACCACGATGTAATTCGTGTAGGCCTTGGCGTGGTATCCTTCTTCTCGGATCCAGTTTAAGTAATCGCTCACTCTTGTTGTTGAAAATGTTTTGATTTTCATTCCTGGTTCGAGCATGGTTCCTCCTCTCTGCAGGCGTTGCGCTTCTGCTTCTCAAAGTTCCGAATGTCTCCCGTCAATCCGTACCTGGTGCAGTGAAGCGTTCCCTTATCTGCGATTCTTCCTTCGGGCCCTGGTTTATGTTCTGGTTTTTTCCAGATCTCGAAATATGGGCAGGTGCTGCAATTCTTCATCGTTATTCCTCCTCTCTTATAATTCTCTCGAAGTCCTCGGCTCTTCGCAGGATCCTCTCAAAGTTCAGCCTGACTCCCATGTCCGCTGCCCCTTCTCCTGCTTTGTAAGCGGTGAGCTCTGCGGTCGGTTCGTTGTACTTGATTTTGTATTTTGCCATGAGGATTATCGCCATTTCGATGTTTCCTTCCGGTGTGTGTGCGTCCATGCCGTATTCCGTTTTCGCTTTGTGGACGTTGCCGCTCGACAGCTGCATGTATCCGTAGTATCTTGCTTCGCCTTCCTTGCCTCCCAGGATGCGTTCGTTTCCGACGTCCTCTAAGAAGGTACTTTCGCTCTCCATGAGGGCCAAAATAAGCGGGTAGCTGACTCCGTATTCGTCGCATTTTTCGTGCGTGAATATCTGCAGCTCTGGCTTGAGCGCTATCTCGTCGCTGGCCTTGTATTGTTTTTCTTCTTCGGGCTCTTCTTCGATCTGGATTTCCTCTATCTCGATTTCGTCCCAGTTGACCTCCGGTTCCTTTTTTCTGAGTTCATCTATCGGTATCATTTCCTTCTCCTTCTTCTCTGGAATGCTCCAGGCGATTATGACCGCAATCGTCAGGGCTGTTGCTATGGCTCCAAAAATTAAAACGGTTTTTTTATCCTTCATCGCACTCCTCTCTCTCCAGGATCTTCATCAAATCGTCAAGGTAGCAGGCTCCGTTGTGCTCCTTCTGGTATTCGCATTCGCCGTTCGTTCCGGTTCCTGTGAATTTGCAGAATTTGTCGCAGACGCTCTCGATTATTTCGGTCGCTTTTTCTCTCTCGGTTTTCTTCATCCTATCCCTCCTTCCGTTTGCTTCCGTTTGCTTCCGTCGCTTCCGCTTTTTCTATTTTAGTCCATCTGTGGACAAAAAGCAACAAAAAAAGACGGCCCTTTTGGGACCGCCTTCCCTGTGGTTTTCAATATTCAATTTTTGCCATTACGCTCTCGTATAATGGTCTGTTTGTTACGTACAGCACCTCCATCAGCTCGTCTATTACTGGGTATGCCTTCTCGATTCCGGCCTTCTCTACGGCTTGTGAAAACGGCGAGGCGCTGTATGGTATTTGTGCTCTGCTTTCGAATGAATATCCGGTGTCAAGCGCTGGAGCCTTGCCTGCATAAAGCCGATCCATAATCGTGTAATATGCCGCCAATTTGACGCACGTGTTTGCGTTCGGGTTTTTGGTTCCTTCGCATTCGGCTATCGCTTCTTTCAGCTCCTGCTCCTTAATCATTTACATGGTCTCCATTTTTCTGATGAATCTCTCGAATTCCTGGCGTGTCTTCTCGTCCGGTGCGTCTTCCATCATCTCACGAAGATCAGCAAGCATACCATGATCCATTGAATAGCGGCTTGCATAACGGCCCATAGAATCTCTTTTCGCATTGGCTCCTCTTCCTCTTCTGTTTGAATATTCGCCCATGTCTCTTACGGGGTATGCTTCTCTGGCGTATCTGCCACTGTTCGAATACTCGCCTTCTTCGTCGTATTTTTCGATGATTTTATCGAGGTTCTTTATCGTGTGGGTTAATTTGTCCACGACCTCTAAATCGCCGGCGCTCATCTTGTCTTTCGCTCCGTATTTTTCGAGTTCTTCGCAGAGAGTCTCTTTTAATTCGTATAATTTTTCCATCTTGCCCTCCTATGCGATTCTGTTGATTACCAGGTTCGAATTCTGAACGGTTATCACGGGTGTGGGTTCTGTCGCAGGATCGTCTGTCATTGCGTCAATGTAACGTACCGATGCTGTGAAGCAGCAGCCCCTGGGAACGGTCACGATTGCCGTGCTGGTAACGTTTCCGTATTCGTCTACGGCCTGGGGTGTGAAGATTGCCCTGCTTGTTGCTCTGGGTTCTCCGTTGACGGTTATCGCTATTGCGATGGGTGTCAAATCTCCACCTGTGGGTACCGCTATGTTTCCGTTGTATGTTACCTGGTATCTTGCGAAGCAGTTAGTGGTCTTGCCCTTAAGAATAAAAATCCCCGTCTCGTCTTCGTGGTAAACGCAGCCGGAATTGCAAGGGATAGAAGCTGTAAAAAGCACCGGGCCGTTTAGGGCCACGCTCTGTGGTGCGTTTGCTAAATATTCAGCCATGGCTCTACCTCCTAAAAATTACCGCATCCGCATCCACATCCGTTGTTGTTGCACTGGAAAATCGGGGTGCGTCCGTATACGGGTGTTGTGGGCACGGGACAAGAATTGAGGCGGTTATAAAGCGCATCTATCTCGTCATTGAAGCCCTGCGCTATGAATGCGTTTTGTGCTGTCTGTGAAGCTGCGAGGTCTTTCATTGCGATCTGCTGGCGTAATGCGGAGATTTCGTCGTTCTTTGCGTCGATCTTGTCCTGGCAGAGCTGGTCTTTTATTGACTGAATGCCGCCGTTGATAACGTTAAGAATTGACTGTGTGTTCTGGGTGTCGTTTGTTCTGGTTGCGCATGCTTCTCTTGCGATGTCGGATCCAAGGCTTGCAATTCCGAGGCGGTTCTCGCAGCAGCACTCTGCCTGCTGTGCCTGGATGTTATTGAATCCCTGGAGCATTGCTGTCTGTGCATTGAATGCCTGCTGCATGTTTGCGATCTGTCTTGCGTTTGCTCCCTGCTCAATGTTTGCGCCAAGGTTTGCGATTGCCATCTGGGTGTCGCCGCAACATCCGCAGAGCTGTGTTGAAAGGGCGCTTATGCCGTCTCTTACGCTTGTGATGCTGTCCTGGAGCATGTTGTCTCTGAAGCCGTTTGAAACGTTATTGTTGATTCCGTTCTGGCCGTTCAAAATCCAAGGGAAATCATAACCGAGGGCGTTTGCTCCATATCCTCCTCCAAATCCATTACCCCAGCCGCCTCCGGCTAATAAAAGGAGTAATACAATCCAGCCCCAGTCGCCTCCGAAGCCTCCAAAGCCGCCGCCGTTGTTTCCGCTGTATGCGGGCGCTACGGGCATGTAAAATCCATTACTTTCGTCTGTTAATGCCATGTTTTTTACCTCCATTAATTTTTTCATGGTCAGGGGCCATCCTCTTTTCGGGTGGTCCGTTTATATCAAAGCCTGTGCACCGACTTCAATATCGTTTTTTAGATCTATTTATCGAAAATTCTTAAAAATCGGGTTATTCCTCATCTGCATTGCCTGGTTGACCTGCTCCTGCGTTACCTGTCCTGTGTTCAGCAAGTGCTGGATTATGTCGTTCGGGTTGCTTAGGTTCTGCGGTATGTTGAATCTCTGGCCCAGGATCGCCATCGGGTTCTGTTTTATCTGCATGAGGGCCTGCATCAAATTAAACGGATTCATCGTCTATCTCCTTTTTCTTCTTCAGGCTTGTGATTTCATCCCAGAGCTTTTCTATCTCGCCTCTGAGTGCGCTTATCGTCGCCTCTGCGGTGCCTATTTCCTGTTCGGCGGTTTCTTCCTTGACCAGCTTGTATTTTTCGAATACGGGGCGATCTAATTGCGAGAATCCCATTGTTTTCGAGTAGATGTACGGCTCTCTTTCGTTCTTGAATGTCACGCTGGTTCCGAGGCCTACTGGGTAGTTCCTGGCTTCGTCTTCGGATCGGACTAAAATCAAGGTGTTGTTTATGGGCACTTGGCTCATTTGCTGCTGTGGTTGCTGGGCCATTGTCTGGCCGTATTGGTTCGGGTAAAAATAAGGGTTATAGGGTGCCATTTTCTTCCTCCTTCAAATACCAGAAATATTGCGGGATCTCCTTTGATGAGTCCCATGAATCATAAAGCGTGCCGTCCTTTATCGTGGCGACGTGGTTTCCAAATCCCAGGACGTAGGTTCCTTTTGGGTGCTCTCTTGCGAAGTCTTCCGCTGTGTAACAATCCGGGCACCTGTCCGGTATCGCTTGTCTATAAAATCCGTTTTGTCTCAACAGGGCGCCCCAGACGCTGTTTGCGTTTGGCATGTCTCCCATGCCGTATCCGTTCATGGCCAGCTGAATGTATGCGGTTTCCCAGTCCTCATTGAGGGCCTTCGCTACAGCTCGCACGGCGCAGTCCTGGACTCTTCTTCCTGCTGGGTTCGGGTTGTATTCTACGAACATAAATCCTCCCCTGAATAAAAAAAGCATTCTCCGCTGTTTATGATCTGAATTATGGCGATTGCCACTCTCAAAACGTAAATAGCGGGAATGTCTTTTATGCTTGGATCCTCTTTCAGTTTGGTGTAAAGCTTTTTCATATCCATGTCCTCATCCTCCTTCTTAAGGATACAAAAAAGGCGCCCGTTGTACGAGTGCCTTTTCGGTTCATCAGGGGATCTCTTTTGTCTCTTAGTTGATTTCGATTGTCTTCATCGATTCTTCCTCCTTAAAAAAAGATTTTTTTCGTGTTTATAAATAATTCTTTTGACTTGTGAAACGCTCAGCTCGAATTCCTCCGCCAGTGCTTCGTATGTCTTTCCGTCGATGTATCTGCGCTTCAGGAGCGCTCTGTCTCTCTCGGAATGTATCAGCTCGTCGATGGAGTGGCTTATCTCTGAGTTTGTGTATTCTCTCATCCTTTTATCTTTCCGGTGCCGTGGCACATGTTGCAGGTGCGGTATCCTTTACGGGTTTTCTTCCTGCGGACTTTCACGGTCTGCTTCACTTTCGCCATATCTTATATCTCCTACTCCTGTTATCGTTGCGGATCCTTCGCCGGTTTCGACTTCCTGCTCGACGGTTATGTCTTCGAATCGTGATTCGTAAAAAATCCAGGCTCCGTTTGTTCCGAGAAGCACGAAAATCAAAACCAGGCAAATTATAAAAAGTCTTTTGTTCGTTCTTTCCATTCGGGCCATGTCTCCTTCGTGGAAAAAGTACGGGATGTTTTTCTCGTCCATCATTTGTATAAGGCTCCCCATGTCTTCGGGCCGACGCATCCGTCGACTTCGAGCTTCTTTCCGTTGGTGTCTGTGTTCTCCTTCTGGAATCTTAAAACGGCGGCGTTGCATCCAGGACCGAAGACTCCATCGACGCCTTTTGGATCGTATCCTTTTGCAATGAGGAGGCGCTGCAGGATCTTCACGTATTCGCCTCTGGTTGTGTATCGGCCCTGTTTGTTCTTGGTAAATCTAAGCACCGGGTATTTTGAATAATCGGGCACCGTCTGTGTGGGTTCCTTCTGCTGTCCTGTGTATTCAATAAACGGCAGTTTGCCGTGTCCGGTCCATCGTCTTGCGTGTAATCCGTTTATCGTTCCCATGTTCTGCACGCATGTAATCATGACCTTGGATTCCCATGAGCCTGTGCATTCGATTGCTTTTCCTTCGCCAATGTATACGCCTACGTGTCCTTGCATCCATAAAAGCTCGCCGGGTTGTATCTGTGTGAAGCTCTGGCTTTTATCTGTGCATGCGTCCCACATGGTCTGGTCGCTGTAATCCTTGACGCCGTTCGAAGTGTAGACCGTGTTCGGGAAATTCCAGGCCACCGCTTTTACGAGGCCGCAACAGTCAAATAATCGGGTGTCGTCCGGTAGTGCTTTTAATCTGTTTAGCCTGGTCGGTACGCCGTTCGGAATGTACCAGGCTGGGTATTGCTTCGCCTTTGCGTCCAGGGTTCCGTTTGTGGCCCTCTGTCCGAAGGTTCCCTTAGCGTAGGCTGTCTTGTATTTTTGTGGTATCTCGATTAATCTCTGGATGAATTCTGCGCTTTTCATTTCTTCTTTCCTCCGAGGATCTGTTCGAGCGCTTCCTTGACCTTGTCGTATCCGTTTGTTGCGCATAAAAATCCAAGGAATGCGAGCGCTATGCTGCAGACGATGTATGCGGGTGTTACGGGTATCGCTTCTACGATTGCGTATCCTGCGCTGAGTGCTGCTGCCAAAACGACCGAAACAATGCTTGCCATTGTGGTCTTGTAAGGCGTCATTTTAAATTCTTTCATGATTGCTTTTACTCCCTGGGTTGTAAGGGTTGTCAAAAGCGAAACGATTAATAATCCGGTTAAAAAAACTTGAATGTTCATGGTTCTTCCTCCTTCTTATTTGTCTGCCAGATAATCTGTCAGGCTCTCCTCTGCTTTCTGCAGCTGCTCTATGTTATTTCCGTCGATGGAATGCTTCAAAAGGGCGAGGAGCGCTCTCTGCGTTACCTTGTTGCCTTCCTTAATCGATGCGATCTCCTTATCGTAATTCTCGAAGATGCGCTTGTATTCCTCTGCGTTCTTTCTTTCCAGGTCTTCTATTCTTCGTCTCAAGTCTTCCGCAGGCTCCTTTGCTGTCTTTACGCCTCCGCTTATCGTTTCGATAACGTTCAGCGTTGTTAAAACTCCGGTCAAAATCACGACCGTTGTCTGCCACCATTCCATCATTTGTCTCTCCCTTCAGGATCCTTTTTTTAGATCCTTCCTTTTGTCAATTATAGCATGAATCTTTTGTCGTGTGGTAGGCTTTTTTTATTCCGGGAAATCTTCGCCGGTGATTAGCTTGTATTCCTCCGGTGTTATCCATTTGCCTACGGCGTTGCGGACTCTCTCTTTGTCCCAGAGGCCGTGGTCGTAGTAATATTTTACCTTCTCGAAGTTCTTACTCATCCTGGTCCTCCTTCCTAAATGTCCACGCCGGTTTCCATGGCTATGTAATCGATGTCAGCTCTCTGCTGGAGCGTCGATGTGGTGAGCTCTCCTGCGCTTAATTCGTACCCTTCTGCTTCTGTGAATTCTCCATCCTCGTATTTGTAAATCCTGGGCCTCACGTATTCGGGTATTTCCTCTACGCCGATCCAATCTTTCACGTCCTCAAATGTGGGGATGAGGTTCGTTCCCATCTTCGGGTAGATTCTCTCTCCGTTTCCCATGAAGCCCTGCGCTTTGTCCGGGTAGCAGGGTATCGTGATTCCGTTCTCGTTGATTCTCACGGGCTTCACGTCGTCCACGATGTCGATGATCGTGTTGTCAATATTTCGGTATAAATATTTCATCCTGGCTCTCCTTCCTTATGCGTCTGCTACTAACCAAAAGCAAGGTAAAAGTCCAAGACTGTCGTTCTGCGATTTGGCACCTATAGTTCCTGATGTAGTTACATAAAGTCCAGAACCACTATTACCCGAGCCATCACAAGTCCACCACTCTCTTGCCGAGCCACCAACCAATGATTTTAGTCTTTGTGCTTGTGTTGTAAAAATTGGTAATTGAACAGGTGGTTGAGTGTATTGTGAATCTGCAATTCTTCCGCTACCACTTACTTCTTTTTCGCTTGGACTCCATACGTATCTATTATTTGTTTCAAGATTGCTCGATCCCGATGCTTCAGTTTGTTGCGTTCTTATGGTTATGCATTCTCTATCAATTTGTGCAATAGCGGCATAAAAAGTGCTGTCAAACGAATTACCGTTTGTTCTGCTTCCTGTTGTGTACAAATATTTGGAAACGAGCAGGATATCGTGTGCGTGGTAAATTCCCATTCCTGCGTTTATCATAGTCCACGGGCTTGTTCCTACTGTGATGTCTACCTCGTCTCCTGTAGCCAGGAGGCTGCTTTCGCTATGAGAATTAACGATGTCTTTCCATCCTCGAAGCGTTGTTTTGTCTATAATTTGTACAAATAAAGTCTGGCCGTAGTCGACCGTTTTGTAAACGCCGCCTATCTCTGTTGCGACTCCTCCTATATCCTGGACCGTGCAGATCTTGACGTAATCTTTGAAGATTTCGGTCTCAAAAAGAATAGGCGTTCCTGCTGTTACGACCGTCTTGTCGTAGATCGCATTTGCGTCCGTCATCGAGCGGACTCTTACCGTGTCTCCGGCTGTCAATGTCGAGGTGTCAACGATTATTTTTGCGAAGCCTCCCCATTTTGTATCATCGTATGCCATTTGTTCTTCCTCCTATGCGTTCGTTTCGACAATGGTTTGTGTTATCACGTTTCCTGCGAAGCTTGTTGTCTTTGTGGTCACTTTTCCGTTCATCGTTACGGCGTCTGTGATGCTTCCGTTTGCGTTAAAGGTTATGAGCTCGGTGTAATCCGGGCCGGTTATCGATATCGTGCCGTCTGAATTAAAAGTGGTCGTCTTGTTGACGAGGTTTAGGATCCTTTTCTTGGTTCCGTCGCTGTTTTCCCACTCCTGGCTTGTTGCGTTGTATTCGAGGTCTTGGCCTTGCTGGGGATTGTCGATTGTTACGTCGCTTAGGCCTCCGATGCTTCCGCTTGCGATTTCCTGCGCTTTGTCTTTCCACCACTTTGCGTTGTTGTGGTATGCGGGATCTGTGCTCGGTACGTCCGTGCCGTTCCTGGTTCCGTTTGCCCATGCTTCTGAGTCAAGCACTGATCCTGCTGCCGCTGTTGCGCTGGCTGCTGCCGCATTTGCTTGTGCGGTAACGTCGGCCAGGTAGTTCGGCTGGAGCTTCTCTGCGGTTATGCTTCCGTTCTTAACGATTGCGGTGACTTCTCCGCTGGACGAAACCGTGAAGCCGATTGTTGCGCTGTCTGTGAATTCGAATTCTGTTATAAGCGCTGAAAGGTCGACGTATTTGACCGTTCCGTCGCTTAATGTGAGCACCAGGTTCTGGTAGTGTGCGCTTGTGGGATCGTCGTCGTAATCGAAATTGACGGCGATTTTTTCGATGTCGGTGTTAATCGGTACCGTGGTTCCGTCCCATCGTGTGAACGTGAAGGTTCCTGTTGCCGTATCAAATGTTATTGCTTTGAAGCACTCCAGGAGGTCCACCTGGTTCGCTTTGGTGGTGTCCATCGTTACGACTCTGCTGTCTATCGTGTCGACTCCGTCTTCGATTCGGTTAAGCTCTGCAGCGATTATCGGTGTGTCAATCGATGGCAAATCTACCCATGGCGGATCCTTTTTAACAAATGCCTTTTGCATGTTATAATTCTCCTTTTTCTTCGATTGGTTCGCTCTCTGCTAAGATTGCTTTGTTCGCTTCGTTCTCGCACATCCTGGCAAGGTTCGAGAGCATGATTCTCTTAAATTCGAACGGGAAATCGTAACGATTCAAAACGTCGACGATTTCCTTTTCGCAGTTCCTTATTTCGCTATTCTTCATCTGGCATTTCCTTTATGACTGATGCGCTTGTGTGGGAGTCGCTTTCGTATGCGATCTCGTATCCTGCGTTTTCCATGACGTCGATTAATTCCTTGACGTCTTCCTTTGTGTTTCCGTATACGTGTCCGATGATTTGCTTCATTTTGTTCCTCCTTATACTCTCTTCAAAAAATAGCCGCCGAGCGATGAGACGTATTCTCCTGTGTATCGGTATCCTCCTACCCAGAGGGTTGTGCATGAGCACTTCTGGCATTGAAGGTCCCATGATGCGAATGAATCCGCTTTCAGCTGCGATGCCGATATCGAATTCGAGGCTATCAATCCTGAGTTCAGCGTTCCTGTGTTTATGTTATTTGCGCTTATGTTTCCTATGGTCAGCGTTCCGTTTGTTAGATTTATTACCCAGTTGTTGTTGCTTATCGATCCTGTAAGCTTCTCGACCGCTATCGTGTTTGCTCCGATGCGTTCTGCCTTAAGCGTTCCGGTGTCGATTTTGTCTGCGTCCAGGTGTTCAAAGCGTCCGTTGACCGCTTCGATTCTCGATGCGTTTGCTACGCCTTGTGTTCTGTTCGCCGTGCTCTTTTGTTCAGGGCTCTCCTGGTATAAAGGTCTGTATTGGCTTCCGTCTCCTTCGTAATTGTCAAGCAACGCCTGGATGCCGCTTAGCCTTCGTCTCAAAATGTAAGACCTCACGACGTTCTTCGTGGTGTATGAAAGGAAAATGTCGCCGCATTCCATGAAAGGCAAACCCACGCATTTTAGATCCATCGGTATGTATGGCCTTCTTTCAACCTCTGCGTAAATGTTCGCCAGCGGTGTTGCGAAGCTTGAAAAATTCCGGGCCACGATATTGTCTTCCAAGACCAGGGCGTTGGTTCCGCTTCCTGCTCGCTCTGTGGCGTTGTTTGCTTTCACGATTATGACCTGGTCGATTGCCTCTGCTGAGAAGGGTTCGTATCTCACGCTCCGGTAATATTTCGGTGAGAAGATTGCCCTTGCGTTCTCTCCTGACGGGTATGTGGTCGAGGATGGGAACGTGTGTGTGCTGGGGTATAATCCTTCGGTTATGATGTCCAGCGTTCTGTAATAAAATTTGCCGTCTCTTCCTATCTGTCCGAAGCGTCCGTTAGCCTGGCATATTGCTTCGAGAACGTCTCCGGCGTATAAAGTGTCGACCGATTCCTTTTTGATGCGCTGTGCGTCGTTTGGGAGCGTCGCAGCGGCCTGCTCGATTCCCAGGTGTGTGAAGAGCGAATCTCTGAAGTTCTTTATCGTAATCGGGAACGTCAAGGCGTCGTACCAGGCCTTGATGTCTTCTCCTCTTACGTTCTTCAAAATGTCAAAGCATGAAAATTCAGTAAATATATCCTCCTGCGTTTGGTTCGTCTGGGTGTAGACGTAACCTCTAAAAAGCGGCAGGGCTTCTGTGGTTCCTGCTTTGATATCGACCTCCACGTATTCGCCTCGCAAATCCTGGACGATGTCTGCAACTTTAAAGTCCAATTGTGAAGCGATGCATCCTTTGAATTGCAAGTATTGGCTGTCTTCTATGCTTTCTATCAGCTCGATGCTTTCCTCCACCAGATCTTCGTTTGTGAATTTCAAAGGTTCGCCTGGTGTGGCCGATGCTTTATTCGGGAACGTGACGGTTACTTGGAATAATCCCACCGCTTCCATGTAAGCGGTCTTTTGTGCGTCTGTTACGTTCAGCATGTCTCTCTCCTAATATTGGGTTAAATGGACGGGCGTTGCGTTGTATCTTATTCCGTCTATCGTATCCTTGTGGCTTATCTGTGGTGTGTCCATGAAAAACAGGCCGGTGTCGTAGTCTCCTGTGAAGTCATTGTAAAATGTGACCGGTATGTTTTCCTTCTGTGCGAAGATGCTATTGATTGTGGCCTGTTCTTCTTCGGTCCTGACCTTTATGCTGAATGAGATCTCTGTTTTTGCGTTCGGTAGGATCCTTCTATGCTCTGTCTGATTTCCATCTTTCCAGGTGGCCACGATTCTGTCTTTCGGGTTGAATACCCAGGTCCCCTTTTGGATCATGCTATTGGGGACCGTTATGTTGTTTATAATGATTCGGTATCCTGCGTAGCTCATGCGAATATTCCCCTTCCGTTTCGGTTCACGGCGTCTCTGTTGGCTTTCACGACGGCCTTAACGATTCCGGTTGTGTCTGCCTGGAGATTGATGTTGCTCTGAAGCTCCGGCGCCATAATCGTCAAAGCGTCAACGATTGCCTGCGTCAATAAATCGTAGGTTATTCCGCCTCCAATTCCCACGGATCCGTTCACGTTTTCGTCTGCTTTGAGGGTTGCGTTAAATGCTCCCTCTATGTCGTCTGCGAGGTCCTGGGTTGATTTTATTGCGTTGCCTTCTTCGATTCCTTCTGCGAGGCCCTGGTTGAGCATTTCGCCGTAATATTCAAAAAGTTTTGACGGCGAGTGTATGTCAAATATGCTTGTGAATTTGTCTTTTATTCCGTTTGCGACTCCGGTCACGGCATCCTTGACTTTTGTGAAGCCTGCGGTGATTCCGTTTGCGAGTCCTTCGGTCAGCATCTTGCCGATTCCCTTCCAGTCGATGTTGGTAAAGCTTTTTATGATTCCGTCCAGCATCTTCTTCCAATAATCGCCCGTCAAAAACTTGGTTGCGGTCACAACGATGGTTGTTAAAAACTCCGTTATGATTCTTACCGCTGTCGCTATCAAGGTCGGGATTAATTCGATTATCGTTGCGATGACTTGTGCTGCGATCTGCAAAATCGCCGATATTATCTGCGGTAAAGCGGATATGATTCCGTCAGTGTATGCCGTCATGATTATCAGCGCTGCCTGAATCAAGGCTGGTAGGTTCTCTAAGAGCGCATTTATAAAAATCGTCATGAGCTCTACCGAAGCCTGCATGATTATCGGGTACGTGTCGTCCATGCTCTCGGCCATCATGCTTATCAAATCGGTTATGAGTCCTACGGCCATGGGTAAAAACTCGGCCAAAAAATCGACCTCGTCCTGCAGCATGGCTGGTAATTCCTCAAGGTATGAAGCCATCAATTCCGGGAGCGATTCCATAATCGTGGGGATCACGGAATCCTTAAGCGCTCCGAGGATTTTCATCGGTATTTCCTTTGTTCCTTCGATGAGTTTGTTTATCAGCTCCGGTGCCTTCTCTGCCAATCCTTCAATCAATCGAGGGAATACCTCGGTTGCGATATCCATGACCTTCTCGGCTATGTTTCCTGCTCCGGTTATCAAATTGTCGATTCCTGATGTGAGTGCTTCGTCCGCTCCTTCTTCGCCTGAGATGAGCTTTGTGAAGCCGTCCATCAAATCGTTAAATGCTGGCAGCAGTTCTCCTACGATTCCTCGCTTCATTCCGTCCATGGATGCTTGCAAATCCTGGAGGTTGTCCTGGAATTGTGCGCTTGATTTTACCGCTTCCTCGCTCATGACTCCTCCGAGCTCTCTTACTCGGTCTCGCATGGCCTGGGTGTCTTCTGCTGAGGTGTTCAAAAGCGCACCGAGTTCTGTCGCTCCTCTTCCGAGCAATTGTCCGGCGAGGTAGGTTCTCTCGGTTACGTCTTCTACGTTCTGCAATCCTGCGATGGTGCTTTCGAAGATCTGCTCCTGGTTCATGCTTGCGAGCTGTTCTTGGGTGAGTCCGATTCTTTCGAAGGCCTCATTCCCATTTTCGACCGCATTAGCCAGTGTCTTCATGCTGGCTTTCATCGTCTCCATCGAGGTTCCTGAATGCTGCATGACGGCGTCCCATTCCTGGTATGCCTCTATTGAAATGCCCATTTTTTGGGACATTTTATCGATATTGTCGCCGTATTCCGCCACTCCTTTGGCGCCGTCTACGACCGCTTTTCCCATTCCTACGGTGGCTGCTCCTACGGCTGTTACGGCTCCTGCTGCGATTCCTGCTGCCCCTCCAATTCCTGCGAGCACGCTTCCGAATGCTTCACCAAATGAAGAGGCCGAGGTTTCTGCTCCGCCGAGTCCTTTGTCGTATTCGCTCGAATCGAGCGTCAATTTTGCGACGAGATCAAAAACATCCATTTTATCCACCTAATCTCTTTATCTTTTCTTTCATGCCTTTTTTTATCTCCTCCGCTTCTTCTTCCGGGTTCTCTATGCTCTGGGCGGCTCCTGACAGCAGGTCAACGTATCGAACGCTAACGCCTGCGAGTCCCTTCAAAACGTCGGTTATATAAATGCGGTATGTCTCGTCTCGCATAGTGGTTTCTATCCGGGCTTCAACATACCGCAAAAAAGGCCTTATTTCTGGTTTGCCTCTGTATTCTCCATAGCAGGTCCAGAGGAGGCGCTTTCCTGAGTCTGTACCTGCGATTGAAAAAGGTTTATCAAGTCAGGATCGTTCAGAACGTTCAATAAAAGCACCGGGATTTCGATTACGCTGGGGTTGTATTCCTTTTCGTCTTTTCCCTCAAGAAGTGCTAAAATTTTGAGCACCGTCTTTCCGTGGTTCTTGATTGCCAATTTTACCGCACTGGCTTTGTCTTTTCCTCTTAAAAGTGCGACCAGGGCCTGGTCCTTGCAAATCTCCGCTATTGGATCTATTAAATCTGCGATAAGGTCCAGGGCTTCTTCGCCTCTAATCTCTGATAATTTGCGCATATTTTATTCTCCTGCTGTGGCTACGATTACAACGTCTCCGCTCACGCCTGTGATTGCGATTGCTCCTGCGTCGTATGCTGTGCTTGTTACGTCTTCTCCTCCAACGAGTACGGTCACGTTCTCGATTGTGTATCCTTCTTCTGCTGTAAGGGTTACTGCGAGGTCGTCTCCTGCTTCGATGTATCCGTCCTCAAATGTTGAGGAAACGTGGGAGAGGATCTGGGTTACCTTGTAAGCGCTGGCTTCGGGTGCGTCGATTGAATAGAAAGTCATGGGCACTTCCTTCAAAGCGTTGAGGGAAACGTGGCCGGTCAATTCGAGCGCTATCTGGCCCTTGCCGTTCTTGGTTGTCTTCAAAGAGAAGCCGCTTGTTGATAAAGCGTTTTTAATCTGAACAGCTACGCATCCGCCGTCTGCTCTGTCGCCTACCCACCAGAGGTCTGCGAAGTCGCTTTGTGCGAGGTCTGCTCTGGGAACGATGGCGCTTGTCTGTGAGTTTACGTCTGCGCATCCAAGTGCGAGCTTGATGAGTTCTGCGCTTGTGCCGAGTGAGGTTGTTGAAACCTTGCACTCTGTGCTGTCGAGCTTCTTCAATTCCTTTGTGTTTACGGGTGCGTTATCTACGTCTGCGCCCTGGTCTGAAAAGGTGGGCACGCAGCTTACTGTGATGCCTCCTGTTGTTGCGCAGATGATGTCTGCGTCAGCGGGTGCTACGGGGTTCGCAGGGTTAAATCTTTTTAGTAAAACTCCGGCGTCGAGCTGGAGCGAGTTAAATGTCGATTCAGGTATTACTGTGAATCTTCCCATGTCTTTTTTCTCCTTCCTTAAAATGCCGTCAAATATTCGGCTTGTATGTTAATTAAAACGCATCTTGCGTCTTTTGTGCCGTCGTCGTATCTCTGTGCGAAGGGCGAGCCTTCTGCGATGTTCAGGCGGCCGTTATTTAATTGAATTGTGGGCGGATCCATTTTAGCGATGTGCTCTGCTATCTCTCCGGCTTTTTCTTCCACAAATTTCCAGGAGTTCGTTCCTACGTCCCAGATCTTCGCTCGCAAATTGACGACCGTCTCAATGCTTGCAGTGGCTGTGTTGTAGGTTATGTATCTCTCTGGTGCGTCCTGTGGTACCGTGTTCTCATCGTATGCCGGTATTCCGAATCCTGCCCAGAATGAATAAAGCGCTTGTGATTTGTCCATCTCTTACCTCGGTAGTGCGTCTATTTCCTCTGCCGTCACTTGTCTCATATCAAGGCCTGCCGATCCTGGTGTCTTCTTGTCGTCTCCGTCGGATGTAATCCTAAAGAGTTTACCGTCTCGCTTGCGCTTGATGATGTCGTAATATCTGAGGGTTACGTTCTTCCTGGTCGTCAATGTATAAAGCTCTGTCACTCCTTGCTTCTCTGCAATCCTGGCTTGCATTGAAGAATCGAGCACAATTGCTACGGGAATCTCGGCGCCTTCCTTCCAGGTCGTTGTGTATCCGCCGTATCCGTCTTCTGTTGTGGTTCTGTCCATTAGGTAGCATGTCTCCATGCTTTCGTCGAGTAAGCTCATCTTAATTTCCTATACGGCGCAAGCATGGCCGCAAACTGTGCGTTATCGAATATGCTTGTGCCTGCCTTCCCTTTTGAGTTTGTTCCTTTGTTGTAGGAATATCCACCGAAGCTTTCGCTCTGGTATGCTGAGTTTCCTGCTGCCGTAGCAGCTCCGTTCTCTGTCATCCATGCTTTTGCCCAGGTGTCTGCTTCCTCGATGCTTCTGGGGACGTCCATAAGCCAGACGGATCCTTCGAAGGTTTTATTTGTCAGCGTCTCTCCCTGCGTGTAAACTCCCAGGGGTAATCTGCCTCTAAATAAAGCGAAATGCTGACCGGTTTCCAGCGCTATCTGTTCTCCGTTGCACGAAATCGCACCGGCTTCGATTTTTATCGTTCCGTGCTTCTTTTCGTACTCGAAATAATTATTGAGATATGCGCATATTTCAGTCAGCATTTTTCTTCTTCCTCTCTCGCTTCGGCTTCGGTGCTTCTGCCTTTACGGGTTCCTCTGCAGGCTCCTCCTTCGGCTCTTCTATCTCGGCCTTGGGTTCTTCCTTCTTGGTTTCCTTCTTCGGTTTGATTTCAGCAATTACCGGGATGCCTCTGCGATTCTTCTCTGTGGACAATTCCTCGATTCGCTCCGGTGTCGGAGTGAAGCCATCCCTGGGGTATTTATCCCCAGGGTGGTATGTATATGAATCGTCCTTTAAATCCTTAAATGTCACGATTGCTTTGTACATGTGTGGCTCCTTATACTTCGATAGGCTCAAGTGTCAATCCTGAAATGTCGAATGTCTGGATTGTCTTGTGCCCTTCGTTGCTTGTGATGATCTTGAATTTCTGGTTAGCGGGATCTGTTACCTTTGCTACGCCGTTTCTGTCTGTATCATCAATTGCTTCAACGAGTCCGGTTCCTTCGCTGGGTACCAATCCTACGAGGAGGCTTGTTGCGCTCTCGTCGGGATCGGACCATTTAAGTGCTAAGAAGTAGCCGTCTCCTGCGAGAGGTCCTGCGGGTGAGAGTCCGCCTTCGATAAACTTAAGGGTACCGGTTATCTTGTCTCCTGTTACGGTTACGTCCTCCTGGAAATCTCCGGGAGTCTTGTCGGTCCAGGGGTATGTGGTGTCATCTGCGTCCGACTCAACAGTGACACCTTTTAAGGGTTTGCGTCTACCGTGATGATTGCGATTCCGTCTGCGAATTCAGCCCAGAGCTTGTTGCCCATGAGTGCGAATGTCTCGCCTACTGCTGTTCCGTAGTTGCCCTGTGCATGGAATCCGATAAGGTTGGTCACGCCGTCTGTTGTGTAAACGA